CCTGGCGCGTATGCGATGGGGCGGATTGGATCTAGCTTTGATAATTTAAGAAGCGCCACACAAAACCCAGCCAAGTATGCCGCAGACAGAATATCTAAGGCTATGAGCGGAGAGCTTGAAGAAGAAGATAGGGCGCGAGCGCGAAGTAGGGCGCGTATGCAACAGTTTCAAAGTCAGGCGATGCAGGACTATCTGGCTGGTCAACAAGGTGTTCAGTTGCCCACTGGTTACTTTAATTCAGCACAAAGAGGGCTGATGTAATGACAAAAGAAGAAGAGCAGCGCTTAGCGCAAGAGCTTTTAAGAACGCCAATGATGGGCGCGCCGGTAAATACCGGGCGGATGGCTAGTATGCCACAGCAGCCGGTTAACAATCAGCAAGCCGCATTATCTGCGCAACAGCGATTGCTTGCAGAATATGCCAAGCCGCGTGAATTCCAAGCGCCTGGCTCATTTGGCGAGGGCGTTACAAATGTATTCCAAGCCAAGTTATTAAGGCCGCTGCAAGAATCACTAGGTTTGCGGGAAAGCGCCGACGATCAGTACAAGCGGTTGGCAAGCAATCTATCTAGGTTTGAGTTGGCGACCAAAGAGCAGGATCGACAGAGGTTAGAGTTAGCGCGCCGCATAAACATGGGCGTTGACCTTGAAAAATATCCGCCTGCAGTCCAAAGCGCTTATGTTGCTGCAGAGCAGTTAGCGCCAGGTTCAGGTAGAGAGATTCTCACCGACCATGACCGGCGCTTTGGTGGCGCGGCAGCGGAAGCATTTATATACAGGGAAAGTTTAAGTCCAGAAAAACGAAAAGAATTCGACGCTTTTCAGCAGCAAGGCAGGGCCGTCACAAACATAAACACAACGCAGAATTATGCCTTTAAGCAATCTGTGGATGCTGTGGGGGGGCAGTACGAAGCCTTAAGAACCGCCTACGAAACAGGTCAATCTACTGCACCAACAACCACAATAATGCGCGACTTGTTAGAGATGGGTAATGTACAAACTGGCTTTGGTGCTGAGTTTGCTGCAGGCGGGAGAAGGTTCTTGTCATCAGTTGGTGTTGATGTTGCAGGCACTAGCGGCGAGGAAGTTTTTGCGGGGGCATCAAACCAATTGGTTTTGCCTTTGGTTAAGCAGCTTGGTGTCAACCCAACTGACAAAGATTTAGATTTCGTTGTCACCGCCTCCCCAACGCTCAGCAAGTCTGCAGAAGGTAACTTGCTGATGCTTGATATATTAGATTTCAAGCGTGAACGAGACGCAGCCCTGTACGATGCGGCGATTCAGTTTAGAGAGCAAGACGCTACTGGCGACAACTTGTACTCAAAGAACCCCGGACTATATGAGGTGCGATTCAACCGATTTATGATCAATAAACGACAAAGCCCAGAGTTTGCTAGAAAACTTTTGACGCTCCGCGCTAGGTTCAATACAGCCACCAAAGGCCCGAATACAGCAACACAGGGCGCAGGCGAAGCAGCGGCTAAATCACTAGTGGGAGGTTAATAAAAATGAGTGATTTACAAACAGAAGTAGCAAAGATGAAAGCAATCCTCCGGGCAAGCAAAAGCAAGATGGAGGAAGACAACAATCAAAAAGGCTTACAAGCGCTGGCTGCATTAGAACAAGGCCGATTGCCGCCTGCGTTGGCTCTAGTGCTGCAGGGTGCTTCTCTAAATTTTAGTGATGAGATTGGCGCTGTGTTTGGCCAAAGTGATTTTGATGCTGTGGCAGACAAGCTAAACGAAGGACGGGCAGAAATAGCTCAACGTGATAATCGCGCGCCTCCCGAAGAAGTAACCGGGTACGACATAAACCTTTCGCAAATACGCCAGCCTATAAATGAGTTTAGGCAAGAAAAACCATTTCAAGCAATGGGCTACGAAACGCTAGGCGCTGGCGGTGCTGCTTTAGCCACTGGCGGGGCGACCGGCTTAATTAGGGGCGGTCAAACAGCAGGCCGAATCGCAAGCGCTGTTCCTTCTATAAGTAGGGCGAAGCAAGCAGGAATCGGTGGCGTAGTCGCTGGTGTTGGTGGCGGCGAAACTGCAAAAGAGCGACTAATTGGCGGTGGCGTTGGTGGCGTTGGCGGCTTTGGTGTTCAAAAGATATTAGACATTGCGAGCACGCCTGTTAAAAATTTAACCCAAAGGCTGCAGTCGAACAGAAAGGTAACTACGGAAGGCCGTAACCAAGCCAGAAAGTTGCTGAGAGACGCAATTGACAGCGACCTGACCACACCAGAAGAGGCGATAACTTACGTTGCGAATATGCAAGGCAAGGACGTGACGCTGGCAGATATAGGCAGCAATACGCGCGTACTAATTGACGCTTTAGCTACCTTGCCCGGTCCAGCAAAAGAGCGGGCATCGCGCTATCTTAGGCAGAGAATGGAAGGCCGACCAGCAAGGTTAACGGGCATACTGCAAGAAGCGTTCGGCAGTAAAAGCCGCTTCTATGATGATTTCGCGGCGCTGAAATCGGCCAGGGGCAAGTCAGCTGATGTTCTTTATGGCCAAGCCAATAAAGTTAATATCCCGATGAATGACAACTTGCGCGCGTTTTTTCAATCCAACGCCGCGCAAGAGGCTTATCAGCGCGCGCTGCGTATTGCCCGCAATGAAGACCCAACCAGCGGTATGGACAAGTTTAGGATTGCTGAGTCGGGCGACATACTTGGGCCAGACGGCGTGAAAGTGTCTGAGATCAACACCCGATTTTTGCACTTTGTAAAAATGGGCATGGATGACCTGGCTTTTCCGAAGATACCATCTGCAGGAATTGGCGCGGCAGAGACTCAATCAATTCGCAATGTGCGAAACGACTTCATTAGCGAGATTGATGCAGCCAACCCAACTTATGCTAGGGCGAGAAATTTGTACGCGGGCGACAGCAGGGTAATGGACAGCTTAAAGCGCGGCAGAGAATTTTTGAACGCTGACCCGGACGAGATAGCTGCAGAGCTTGCGACCTACAGCAAGTCAGAAAAAGAAGCCTTCAGGTTAGGCGCAATGCACGCGCTGCAAGACCAGCTAGAGAGATCGCCAGAGACTGCAAACGTGGCGCAAAATATGTTGAAAAGCCCTAAGCGCAAAATGCTGTTGAGGCAGACATTTGATGGTCCCGATGCCGAAGATAATTACCAAGGCTTCATGGCCAACCTTGGGCGTGAGGCAGACATGGCGCGCGTCGAACAGGCCGGTATGAACTCAGCCACTGCGCAAAGGCAGGAAGTTATTGGCCTGCTCAAGTCTGAGTCTGCTATGCCCAACGTACCAACCAGCCTGCAAGATCTGCTTGCAACTGGCCTTCGGGACGAAGGGCTTAACTTGCAAGAAAACAGGTTAAGGGCAACGGCTGATGAGTTGGCCCGAATGCTGACTGAAACAGACCCAGCGGCTTTGCAAAAAATACTGCGGGAGTTGCAGGGTGGTAGGTCATTAAAAGACGTGCTGTCTGGCGCGTTGCCAAGCGAGGTCATAGCTACTTTATATAACACGTCTACCAGCCCGATGGTTGTAGGAAACGCAGTGGGGTCTTTGCCAGCGTATGTGCCAGAGGCTGGTCCTACGATGCTGAACAGTGCGCAGGAGTTGTTGCAAGAAAGGCAGCAACAATAACTGTACGCATTTTGTACGCATTTATGCGCCAAAATAAGCCAATCTAAGCCAAGCTGCGCCAAGTGGCATTTTTAAGTTGTTGATTTATATAGGTTTAAATCTCGCTACGCCAAGCTGTGCCACGGGGCGATGGGTTCAAACCCCATCGTCCACCCCAATTAACCCTTTGTTTTATAAGGGTTTTTTGTTTTCAGAACAGGCTTGTACGCATTTTGTACGCATTTTTAGTTGATTGTTGCCCATATTGCGGCCTGTTCTGCGTCTGCATCTGCGTCAATAAATCGAGCATAAGTAGTTAAAAAAGTCTGCACTGAGTGGCCAAGAATTTTGGCGCAGTAAGCGGGCTTCATGCCAGCCTCAAGCATCCTGCAAGCGCAAGAATGGCGCACGTTGTACGGATCTCGATACCTAACACCAGTTGATGCCATTGCGCGAACTAAAGCGCGGCCAGTGTTGTTGCTACTGGTAAATGGCTTGCCGTACTGGTTACTCACAATATGGTCGCTGTGGAGCACTCTAGGGGCATCCAGCAGAGCTTTCTTTACAGTCGGGTGAACTGGCACCATTCGCTCAGTATCTGTCTTGGTGGTGCCTTCAAGCCCGTATACGCGATTCCTGTGGACGTGAAACATACCTTCCTTGTAATCGGACCAACGCAGCGCGATCACTTCACCTGGCCGCAAGCCACAGTGGTAACGAATCAAGTAAAAAATGCGCAGGTTCTCTGGCAACGCTGCCAGCAGCTGTTTCATCTCGTCCGCAGTGAATGGATCAATCTCACGCTTTTCTTTCTTGATCTCTTTGCTGATCAAGTTGCATGGGTTGTCTGTGATCCAGCGGCTTCTGATTGCAAGCTCAAAAACACTGCCGCCATCGTTTAGGATTTCTCGCAGCGTCTTAGCTGCCAGTTGCTTGCGGTATATGCCGCGCATCATTTCTTGCACATCGCCATAGCGAATTTGCGTGATGGGCCAATCGGCAAACTCAGGCATCCAATAATTATTTAGTCTGCTTTTCACACTGCGCCTGGCACTTGGTTTTCCGCGCTCTAAGATGTCGAGTCGCGTTTGTGCCAGTTCGCCAAAGGTCGGGCTGCGACCTTCTGGCCTGCCATCGTGCGGGTTTTCAAGTAAATCTTTGATGCGCCGCGCGCGGATCTGCGCGGCCTTTTCTATACCAGCTGGCGAGTACGAGATTGTGAGCGTTTCGTGCCTTCTGGTTTTTCCCTCCATCCACCAGATTTCGCATTTTCCACGTCTGTTATTGACACCTGTTGCGTGCTGCTTTGCCATTGGGTTATTGCCTCTAAGTTATAAACTGTTGCATTCCCTGCGTCCGACCAATAATGCACACCGCGCTCCCAGTTATGCAAGCGGCGGTGCTTTATTTGGTTTTTGGTATATCCAAGCGTTTCAATAATTTTTGCCTCAGTGACTGCCATCACCAGCCTCCACAATCTGCGCCTCTGTCTCGATCCACCAACGCAGGTAATCTGCCGCTTTATTTAGGTGAACGAGAGGGACTTCGTTGTGATTATGTGCGCGCCATGTGTATTTTATGACGTTGCCCTTACAGTACCCGGCGAAGTCACCAGCGCTCATGCTCTCGCGGATAGCGTCGATACATTCAATTTGGCCTTGGCGGTAATGATCAGGCGCTGCGACCTGTTCTTCTTTGCTGAGCTTTGGTGCAGCTTGCGCGCCTTCTTGGATCAAGAAGAGCCTAAACTTTTGGAGGGTGGCTGGATTTGGGGTCTTGATGTCGCCCTTGATAAAGTTTTTTACGGTGGCGTAATCGACACCGATTTCTTGCGCGATCTTGCTGAAACCCTCGGTGATTCTGCCGCCTTCAGATCTCTCAATGGCGAGTGCATTCAGCTGCAGCTTGATTTCGTTATTATTTAGCATTTTTCTTTCCTCTTCT